TCCGCCACGTCTAATAAACTGTGGCGATGAAACATGGCTTTTGCCGCAGAAAGCGGTGCCTTCCCCCGTCTTTATTAGACGGCTTGGCCGGCACGGCCTATACACCCTGGCACTGACGAAGGTGCGCGGACGCCGCACGCTGGTGTACGTTCGTGGCTGACCCCGCTGCTTGCGCGAAGTGATGGAACTGAGGGTTGCATACGGCACAGCCTTCGGAGTAACGCAGGCGGTGGGGCCTAGAGGGAAGAGACGGCTGGTGCGTCTATACAGGAAGAGTCCCAGAAGGGACCTAGGGAGGGGGAGTGAAATTCACGAAAAGGGATGTGGTGTTGCTGGTCGTGCTGGCGTTGCTGATGCTGGCGTTCGGGGCGATCCACGAAGTACGGCAGAATGACTGCGCGGGCTCGGCGGCGTTCTATCTCAAGGGAACGTGGCTGGATTGCGGGCGATGATCGGGCGATCAGGTCTGTTTAGCAATGTCTGAAATCGTCGCATCCTTGCGCGCGCTGCCACTGGAGCTTCCAAAGTAGTAAGCGACGACACCCGCCCATGCGGTACCGAGCGAGCCGAGCATCACAAGCAGCGCATCACCACCGATGGCCGGCTTGCCGAACCACAGCATGAAGCCGAGGGTACCGAAGAATCCCACAGTAATCGTGTAAGCGAGAATGGCGGGCGTGTTGTCCTTCAGCGCAATCTCGCGTCCACGGGCATTCGCGATGTCATCGAAGATCAGCTTCTCTTCGCTGATGCCAAGTTCCTTCATCCGCACCGTGAAGTCCTGCTCGGCCTTGCGCAGGGCCAGCAGCGTCTCCGGGGTCGCAGTCAGCAATGCCGTCTCGGCCGCCTTGGGATCGCCTGCTGGCGTTCCGAGAGCTGCGCTGATAGCGACAGAGGCCAGCGCGCCGAATGGCCCACCGACCGCCGTAGCAAGCGTGGGGGCCACTGTCTTTAGAACCTGAAGAGCTTTCGCGCCAAAGTTCATCCGCGTTTCCCATCCGGACTGATCGAAAAGTGGTTTCCGTCCTTATGGGTGAAGAGCTGTCCCCACCGGTAGGCCGGTCCCTGCGCCAGCCACCAGTTCCCAAGGTCGATGTACTGCGAGCCATCGGTCAGCCAGACGCCATCACGAAAGATGTTGAGATCGATCGCCAGGCGTTCGATATGCAGGCTGTTGGCGATCCCTGAGCCCTTGGCAGCGTTCAGCGCGGCCTGCTCGGGCGTGCGGTAGGCTTCGCCGAATGTGACGCCGTAGCCGAGCTCTGCGGCCTTCTGGATGAGCCTTGCGGCGGACTGTGCAAACTCTTCTTGAAGGATGGTCACTGACGCCCTTTGAGCAGTCCCATGATGACGGAAATTCCAATTCCGATCACTCCGGTGGCACCCAGCGCCCATGCCACTGCACGTTCGAGATATCTCAGGCGACGTTCATGGTCTCCTGTGATGGTCTCGATGAGCGTGGTCAGGCGCTGGATGTCCCGGCTATGTCCTTCCATCAGACCGACGATGCGCTCATTGACAACTTCCTGCGGAGCGCCTTTGTCGATCAAATTATGAAGAACGGTTGTCATGTACTGATTTTAGTTCAGCAGTGAACCGCGAATGGCACGAGCGATGCGAGGTAGCTCACGTCTTCCTGCGTTCGATCCAGTTCGGGCTTTGCATCGATTGCGTTAACCCGATCCTTATCATGCTGGTGCAGGCCGTCGAACATGCACGGATCTGTGATTGCCACGAGGAGAACCTTGGCCCTCTGAATAATAATTCCACCGCCACTCATTTCTTGGGTTCCTTGCATTGGGAAAACAGGATTTCATTTGCCTTCAGTTCGCCCGCGAGTTGCGCATACGGCCCCGCGACAAACTTCTGAAACTTCTCTTCCTCTTTGTCCTGCTTCAGCCAGATCTGGGTCTGGATATCCTTGTAGGCATCATGGAGCAGGGCGCCGAGGATTACGATGGTTATCAGGCATGCTGCCATTACGGTTGCAACGATCAGATCGCGCGCATCTTTTGGGAGCGTGAAGCGATTGACGTTGACGTTCGAACCTTCGCGCGCAGTCACGGAATCATCAGTATCTCTCGATTGTGCATGACCGTGGATCTGCGGCTCACTTGACACTGGACACCACGATTCGACACTGCGGGTCGAGCTTGCATTTGATCTGCACGACATCATCGTGCGTCTGCTGGAAGGTCGTATAGAAGTTGCCGATCACGATGAGCGTCAGGGCCTGCAACACGCCCAGCGCCCAGAGCGCAATGGTCTTCCAGTTGCTGTCACCATTCACGCTTCCGGGCCCTCCCTTCCCTTGCTGCGCGCCGAACCGCACAGCCTCAAAGATCAGGTCGCGCATCTCGCGCTCGTTGTCGCTGAAGTCCGGATCGGGACCGCGTTCAGGACGAGAGGCCAGCATGCCCTCGATCATCCCTTTCAGCGCTGCCATCCGACCGTCGATGAAGAACTTGAGCTTCGTGGTCTCGGGCTCGTCATCCATCGCCTTGATGCCCGACCAGATAGAGGCTTCTTCAGCGCCCATGACTGCAATCAGGCTGGCGTAATCGTGGCAGAGGCATCCGCCACCTTCCACGTGGAGACGTCAGTCGCGCCGGTCGCCATATAGAGTTTGTTGTCCGTGGTGTTGTAGGCGAGGCGACCTGCATACTTGCCGGCCACATTGAGAAATGCAGTCTTGTCGGTGAAGTTCGTACTGTCGGCCTGCCCGACGCCATCTCGATCCCAATTGCCCGTGAATGTGACCGTGCCCTTGGGATGGAACACACCACAGGGATTATTGATCGCGCCTGTGATCGAATAAGCCACACCCCCTGAAGTTGCGACATCGACGCCGTAGCAATAAACACCACCCCCGAGAGATGTCTGATCGACGTTCACACCAACGGTCTGAGCGGATTCGGCCTGTCCATCGAGGGCGAGCTGGTAACCAATACGACCGCCATGTATCTCCACTGACTGGGTATGCCCGAAACTGTAGCCCGTAGCCGCATTGCCGGATACCTGACAGTTGATGAACTGGAGTGTCTTGAGACGTGGGGTCGCCCAGAGGTGATCCCCGAAGTTTGCGCGCACACCGATGCCGGCGGAACCGCGAATCTCGCAGTTCGTGAACGTGCCGCGGATACATTCATCGCTGATGACGATCTGACCACCAGAGGCTGCGCCGTTAAAGGTGACATTGCGAATATCGCAGGGCCCCGAGACGAATATGCCCAGACCACTGCCACTGACGACCCCGCCATCGACAGAAAATCTCATCAACTCGGTCTGTTGAAATTCGGCCAGGGCCTCCGCGTGCAGATAGCCATTCGCCTTGCTTTCGGCACCTACCAGTGAGATGCCGCTCGAGACATTCTTGATGCGAACATTCTTGACTGTGATGCAGCGCTTGACGAGGCCGGAGTCATCCGGCCCCGGATTGAAATATAGCGCCTCGCCGGGACGGAAACTGAGCCCCACATCGGCGCCATCGATCGTCAGATTCTCGATGAGCGCATCACTTGCGCCCACAATGGTCAGCGCAGAGTTATTGCTCCCTGTAACCGCCGGATTGCAATTTTTGATCGTCACATTGCCGAAGTAGAGACCACTCGCATGAGCGGTTTTGCGATTGGCGACCGTCGACTCATAATGGTAGTCACCGAATTCATAGTAAATCCCGCCTGGAGTTACGCCGCCACCTTCAATGGTGACGTTCTCAACACGTACGTTCCGGAGGCCGCCCAGCATGATGACTGCAACGGTCGCGGGGTTATTCGTGACAATGCGCAGATTTCGCAAAACGATGTTCCCCATGGGGGTCGTCAACGTTTCTTCCTGAATACCGGTGGTCGCCGTACCGAACTTCACGCCCAGTCGGCTGCCAATCAGCAGTACCGGCCCGGCATCAGCGGCCCCTGTACCGTCATACTTCAGGATGATCGTTCCATTCTCGATCGTCACATTGCGAATGAACTTGAAAGGCGCGCACTGAGTATCAGTCGGAACGAACGCTTTTTCGAACTGCAGCGTTGATCCGCACAGATCCATATGGACGTTGTCGCGGACTTCGATGAAGTCATTGAAGAAGTACGTGTCTGCTCCCGTCACCGTCGGGAAAAGCAGGCGTCCCACCGGACCTGTCTTCTTCGAATCCACCAGCGTTTTGAACGTCGAGGAGTTGAGGCCCGCGGAGGAGTTGTCATTCGGAATGATCCCATAGCGGGACACATCGATGTCTGTTGGGGGAACGGCATAAGAAACAGGGGTGACACCAGTTGAGGTTTCTGCAGCAGTTATCGGGTTGAGCACCCCGCCGATCTGAGCCTGCGTGATGAGATTCGAGACGACCGGATCTATCGGCGGGAGAGGATTTGCGCCACTCGCATCCGTCAGGATGAGCTTTAGCGTGATGTCATCCGGCACGTAGATGGCCGGGAAATAGCCGTTCGTGAGTGCTGGAATGGGGTTCGTGAAGGCATTCTGGCGTGCCGCATCCCGATAGACGACCGCGGGAGTATTGGTGCCCGACAGATAGACGTTACATAAAGCGCCCGGCAACGGCTTGCCATTCGCATCCTGATAGAACAGGAGCGGCTGGGAGAGTAAGGTGGTCAATCGTGGCTCCAATAAAAAAGCCGCCCTCAAAGGCGGCTCCGTTCGAATATGCGATTCTGTGGCTGTTCCGGCCGATCTACTTCGCGCTGGTCCTCGCTGCGGGAATGGCGATCTCCATCATCGCGTTCGTATTGTTCTGGCCACTGGGGGTCATGGCCTGTTATCTGACGGTGCTGATTGTGATGGCCTCTGCGCGCCGGTTCCGTAACCAGCTCCAAGCGCTGAAGTCCCAAGATTCCGATGCAGCTGACTCGAAAACTGCGCCATCGTCGTTGGCGTCGCCCGCTTCAGCATCTGCGCCCCGAGTTTCGGGTCGAGCATTGCATCGGCCAGAATCTGACTGATCTTCTCGTCTGACCCCGCGGCTTTGTAGAGCCAGCCCAACGGTTTCGCGAGCACCTTGAACACTGGATGTGCACCACTGGGCCCCGCGCCGATGACCTGCGCAATCGAAAGATTCTGGAAGGTGTCCGAGCCTGGCGCCTTGATCAGCGAGCTGTTGATCGCCTGCCCGTACTGAAGGTCGGTGCGGATCGCTTCCAATCGCTGAATCTGATCGGGCGCAAGCTTGTTGTTCGTTTTCTGAAGTGCCGAGTCGAGCGCCTTCGCATAGGCGGAGGAGCCGAGAAAGTTCTCACCTGTCGTCACATCGGCAGTCGTCAACTGCGCACGACGCTGAATCTCCTGCATGACCTTCATCTGATCGATCGGCTGGGAGAGTTCCTTATATCGCGCAAGGTAGGCCTTGAACCCCGGAGCAGCAGCTTCGATGCTGTTATCCAGCTCGTTGACGACATCCCCCAGTTGACCTCTCGCCTGAGCAAGCGTCGAGGCATTGGGGGCGTTCGCGGAGGAAGGCTGCAGCTTGCCCATCTGCGCAAGCTGGAGATCCTTGCGAACTTCGTAGAGCGTTGCAGGATCGGTATTGTCGCCAATGCGACTTTTCGCCCAGTTCAGCGCGGAAGCGACCGATTCGCGAGCTCCAGCGGGCGAGGCCAGAATCGCATCGATCTTTGCATGGACAGGTGCGACATCTGCAGTTCCGCCTGAGGCCAGCGCGGCGTCGCGCATGGGCCCTGTCGTGGCATCACGCGCCGTCTTTGCTGCCGCAAGATCAGCGGGTGTTCCGGCCACCGCGCCGAGCTCCGCCTGACGCGATTTGTTCTGTTCCGAAAGCCGCTCACCAAAGGCCGCCGCATTCTTGCCGCGAATACCCTTCTCAAGCGCGAGAAGTCCAACATCCTTGGAGGCCTCGCCTGTCGTACGTTGAGAGCCTGGCACGACAGACTGCGCCTGATCGAGATTCGCCGCGGCAGTTTCCGGATTGCTCGCATTCTCCTGCAGAAGTTGCGCGGCAGCAGTTTCCTGTCCGCTGCGCGTAAGGGGCCGAACCATGCCGCGCCCCACCTGACTGGCGAGTCGCGCGGTACCTTCGATCACGCCCGGTGCCATGCCGCCGGCAACGCCTGCAGCCATCTGGCCCAGAGGCCCGGCACCAGACTGCTTGGCAACTTCTGCAGCCGTTCCACCCGAGGCGCCACTCAGGCCTGCCCGAATCATATTGCCGACACCAGTCACTCCGGCGCCTACGGAACCCGTCAGGGCGGCCGCAGTGCCTTTGACCGTGGCTGAACCGAGCTTCTCGCCGCTCGTCTGCGGCGTCGGTGCACCGGCTTCAGTCAGCGCATTCTCGATGATTCCCTGAAACGTCTCCGTCTCGGGAATCTTCGAACCCGTGAGCTTGTTGAAGGCCTTCACTGCCCAGAAGGCGGGCGTGTGCCCCGTCGCCTGCTGCACGCCGGCGCCGATCATGGCGGGCGGACTTGCGGGGAGCATCTGCGCGACGGGCGAGTTCATTGTCATGTCGGCGAGCGCAGTTCCAGTGCTGGCTGCGCCTTCAAAGGCGGCGCGCGCGCCGAGGGCGAAGGGGTGATCGGGGCTGGATGGCGGCGTCGCGGCAGGAGCGGAATCGAGTGTGAATCC